ACTGGTGTGGAGGACCATATACGAATCATTAAATTTCCGCAAGAGGTACAGATAGGCGGATTAGAATCATTTATTTCTATTACTTTAGTACAGGTCTTACATTCAAAATCATAGTATGGCACTAATCGCAGTCCATCCCTATGTTATCTATAGGTGTAGGTAGAGTAACAAGTGAACCACAGTTAACACACTCACCATCTAGAAAATAGAAGGCTATCTCTCCAGCCTCAAAGGCTGCTATAACTGTGAATAGTTCTGAACCACACACACATACATCACCTATAGGATTACCACGCAGGTCCATAGAATTACTATAATCCTTTTGGAATAAATCTTTTATTTCTCTAGGCTCTTGTGTCATCTTCTTCTTCATCTTCGTTTTTATCTACCAGATTATCTGTATCATTAAAGGTACGCCAGCCACCCAAGATTCTAATTAAAGAATTAATTGCACGTGTAACTCGCATCCGTGCACCGTCAGCAGATGTGTTTAATTCTTTGGCTAACTCATTCCACTCATAGTTATCCGTTGTAAACCTTAGTCTTAAAATATTTTGTTTAGCCTCTGCTAACTTGTTGAATGCCTTTTCTATATCTGACCTAAGAACTAGCCAGTTGTTTCCATCTGTGACTTCTCCTGATTTACCAAACTTAAAGTTAAGGTCTAATATTTTACTAGGTATCTCATAAGTATCTGCCAAAATAGATGGGAGAAATGCTTCAATAACTGATGGGTCGTAGTAGTAAAGGTCAACCATATCGTAACCAAACTTACGAGCCTTTTCCTGCTCACAATATTTTAGGGCAGCATTACGCAATGACTTTGCAATTAGTTTTTCTTTATCTTTAGGTGGTAACTTGGACCACTCTGTATATTTATTTGGATGGGTAACAAACCACATCCATAGAATCTGTTTTATATCTGCAGTTTCAACTATAGAATATTTTCTGGAGTACTCTTGAGCAAGCGAGGATACAAGTAAATCATACTCTTGTACCCACGCCTCATTCATAAATTAATCTGTGCCTTCCCACTGTCCTCTTTGTACCAATAGTCCTATTATAGCATAGTTAGCCAGGTCTATAAGTGTATCCTCAACAGATTCAAAATTGGGCGTGGCGTCCTTATCCGCCAGGTTATTCAGTCTAGCCAGTTTGTCATACATCCTTACACGCAGCCCATTCATAGCACCGCCAGGGGCAAGGGCTATATTTAATGGACCATAATCTTCTTGTTTCTTCATCATAATACTACGCAGTTCATTGAGTATTACATCAACATCATTTGGATTCTTCATCTAATATCTCCTTCATACTGGTATCAAACTGTTCCATTGCTGACACTATCTGAATCTCATCTGTGAATTGCTTGCCTTCGCCTATGCTGCTGGCATATATAACTGTAGCCAGTAGGGTAAGCATACGCATGGCGCTATCTGGTTCTTCTTTTATAACTAGATATATATCTCGTAATGCATTTAATATATCTAGCCCTTGACCATCTGATATAGATAGTCCAACTAACTTTTTATTTTCTTCTACAAAATCCCAGAACTCTTCATCACTGCCCCAAGCATTTTCTAATTCGCTCATCTATCCATTCCTTTCCTTCTTGCACAATGATACTGTTAACATCGTGTCCTTCTGGCATTTGTAATAGATTAACATTATGTAGTTCTCTGCTTAGTCTTTTACCAAATTCTAACCCTGCGTTGTCACCATCTGCTAATACAATTACTGTTTCAAAATCATCCAGTATCTTTGCATAGTATGGTCTCCAATTGTTAACTCCAGGTATGCCAACTGATGGATGTCCTGTCTTAACTGATAGTACTACTGTGTCCAACTCACCTTCAGTTACACATACATAACTACCTGCTGTTAGTACTACTTGTGCGTTGAACATTGTAGTCTTAGCCCCAGGTACACCCATATACTTAGGGTCTTCGTTGTTGTTAGTAGTTCTAAATCTTATATCAACCACACCTGACGGTGTGATGTAAGGGATTGCTAACCTATTTCTATAAGCCTCATGCCCTGGTAATGGGTCTGCTACTACACCTAGGTTAAAACTTCTGGCCTCTTCTACCGAGAGACGCCGAGTTGAAAGATACTCTTCTGCTAGATGAAGATGTTTTGCGTACTGGTCTGTTGCCTGCAAGAGATATGCTCTCTGCGAATTTGATAGCCTCAATATAATTACCTCCTTCTTTCTGCATTATTAAATCATATACATCACCTTGTGCTTCACAACCAAAACATTTGAATCTATTGTCATCGTAATTAATTGCTGCTGATGCATGTTTATCACCATGAAATGGGCACTTCATCTTACGCCAACCATGCCCCACGGCTGGCAGGGTGGCGCCTAGTTGCTCTAGGTAGGCAGCAATACTGTGCTTATCCATAACAACAATCCTATTAGTTCTTGCTGAAATAATGTTAACATAACTATCAATTCATTTAGCAATTTTCAACATCCTTTCTTGGTTGTGGTGTTTTCTTACAATCTGTAAAGCCATTTCATATGCGAAGGCAGCGGTGTAATGTCTATCAACTGTAACATCATCCTCTTGTCCTTCATACATTATTGCTAATCTATTGTGTGTAGTAACTTTATCTTCTAACTCTAATATAATATCGTTAATTATTTTTTTCATTTAGTATTTTCCTTATTAACTCTATCCATATTTTTGCTGGCATTGTGGCATACCATTCTCCTACATCTCCTTTACCTATTCGTTTGTGTATTATTGTACCTGTCCATGCTTTATCATTTTTAATTTCTACTTCTAATTCTTTTACCCATGCGGACAAATCTAGTTTTCTGTGGTTCTTTACCTCTATAACTACACCGTTAACTCCTGCTATATCTCCTTTGTCTAGATGCGCCCCTGCAATTCTACGTTCTACATATGGAAACCATTTCTTTAACCAATTAACTACATCTCTTTCTGCGCTGGAACCTTTTGCTTTGCGTGGATTACTCACTCTAGTTCCTCCTGGTGTGGCATATACCGAATCATAACATCATCTAGATACATAGATTCTGGGTTGAATGCAAGAGTAACATAGTTGTTACCTGTTTGGTCTGCCTTACCATAGCGATTCTTAACTGCTGCTACACATAGGTAATTCATATCTGCTTGTTTCATCTGACCAATAGTTAATACCATGGCTGGTATCTGGTTAACTAATCCTTGAACTGATGACCTTGGCTGACATGGACTACCCTCATATCCTTCTTTGGTATGGTGTAATACAAGTAGTGCTGCGTTTGTATCTCTGGCTAAATACTTAAGTTCTTTCATGGCTGCACGCATACCACCGAACTCATCGTGTCCATCCATTGCTATGTCCATAAGATTATCTACAACTATAAGTGCTGGACTCTTACCCCATATGGTTTCAAATGCTGATACTTCTTCATCTAAATCTTTTAGTGTTGGGCTGGATTCAAAGCACCAAAACAAATGATTACCATTGGCTAATACTTCTTTTGCTTTTTCTGGCTGACGTTTGATTAACTGTTCAGCCTGTTGCTGACTGATGTTACCTGTCATTGCAATTAATCTCATTGCCATAGTATGTGCGTTAGTATCTGCACTAAAGTAAAGTGTTGGTAGTTTAGTTTTGGCTGCAATTGCTAGTGCAATTGATGACTTACCTGCACCTGGAGTGCCTGCTATTACTGTTACCTCTGCCCTACGTAATATTATTCCTGCGTTTTCAAATACTTTAAACACTGCAGGTAGTGGCTCGCCACCTACGTTAGTGTTGTTAACACTTCTAATTAATGTTTTCACTATTCTCCTTTATAGAAATGGGGGCTGGCACCACGACTCAGCCCCCATTTACTTATTAAATACTAAGCGAAGATTGGCTTAGTTCTTTGCTCTGTTGGAATCTTTGGTCCAGTCCAACGAGGTCCTGCTGCTGGGTCATAGAACGCTTTATATGGTTTGCCAGTTGCCTGTGCCTTGCCATACTTTAGAACCATAACTCCACGTTCACATGATGGTGCACCTGGCTTGTTGTATACCCAAGTGTTACCCCATTTATCTTCTACTGTTTCCTCTCCACCTGATTCTGTGGATGAGATGTTTGAATTAAAACTAGAAGCAATATCTGATACGGACATTGGTTTACTTGCTGATGTCCCTTTCACTGCTAGTTCTACTTCAGTAACTGCATCGGTAATTATATGTATACCTTGTGCAATCATGTCAGCAAATTGGTCTGCTGTTTCTGCACGCAGAGTTATCTGTGTGCCTCCTGCTGTTTTGAGATTGATACTGATTGGTGCTTCAGTGCTACTCATTTTTCTCCTATTCAAATGTAGTGGTTAAACCTTTCTGGTCTCTCCACTTTCTTGCTTTCATGGCTAATTGTAAACCTTTCCAGCCTTCTTTAATATCTATCCACACTAACTTACACGTGCCAGTCCCTGCGGGTAGATGGATAATGATTGCCTTGTCTTTGTTTACTTCACCCCATGTGCCACGGGTTGCCGTGGCCGTATCATACGGCAAGCCGTTGGCGTAGATAGCCAACTGTATTGAGATATTACTTGGATGGTCTATGCGACCAGTCTTTATATCTGCAATAAACAACTCACCTTTATACTCAACAAGCCTGTCTGGTGTGCCAGCAATTTTATATTTATCTAACACACTGAACTGTTCAATGAACCGCTTGTTAAGAATCTTTGTTGCATGTTCATAGGCTTTAATATCTGGTGCCCATTCATCTGGTACCACACCTAAGTCTTGTCCTAAATCCAATCGTTCTGCAAATGAGTGGATTGCTGTGCCTATGTTGGCTGCTTTGTTTGCGCCTGCTACTTGCATAGCGTCTTCAATTAAAGAGTTAACTGCCATCTTATCTTCTTGTGCTGCACTAATAGATAATAATATATCTGGTCGTGTAGTTAATCCAATGGCTGCCATTCGCATTTTCCATGCGACTAATGCTGAGGCATCATCCAATGAGTTAGCAATTGTAGTTGCTCTTGTATAAGCCACTGCTTTCCCACCATTGGGTGGAATTATAAGCGGCCTACCGTACCTATCTCTATCTATTTCTTGTGCCATGTTCTCCTTTATGAGACAGCCCTGAGAAAGGAGATAGCCGAAACCAGGGCTGCTCAAGATTAGTATATCACATT